AGGTTTATGATTGGCAATATCATGACCCCGTTTAATTTAAAATATATTGATAAACGTTCGTGGAACCAAATTTCTTTCTCGGTCGCTGGAGGAATTACTACTGCCGCTGCTTTAACTGGTGCGGTTTCCCTTACGTTAAATAGCGTAGGCGACTTCCCAGATACATCTGGCGGAGTGGCTTATGTGGCGACTACAGCTTATACCCAAACGATTTTACAGATAGCTTACACTTCGGTAGATTTCGCAACTAATCAACTTCTTGGAGTCACTGGACTCACTCGAGATATCCCTTCGGGGACTAGGGTTTGGTCGAGACCCACAGTTTCACAGCCTATCTATTACACTGTTTTTGATGACAAACTGTTTTTCGATAGAATATTACCAGATTCAATGCAGGGTACAAATCTCTACATTGATTACTACAAGAAGTATGATGAAGTCACGAGTCTTACCCAAGAGTTACCTGAACATTATAGAGAAATCTATAAGTGGTATTTACGCTATGCTATTAAATACCGTAAAGATATTCTTTTGGATAGTGACGACCCGGATTTAAAGAAGTTTGAAGGGTTAGTAAAATCTCTCTTTGACAATCTTTACACGGGACAGGATAGCACTATCATCACAAGTTAATAAAAATAAATATGAAAGATAATCATTGGCAGCAAAAGTTAGATTTATCTATCGTAATGCTGACAATACAAATATATCGCTAAAACAAATCCGCTGATTCCGTTAGTTGATATTCAACAACAGGAACAGCCGAGCAATACCAGCCAATATCAATTGATTACCTTTGGTACAATCACTGGTGGAACACCATACGCAGGTACTACTTACGCCAATATCTTTGCCTTGGAGTGTTTACTTCAGGACACTGATGGTTCAGCTGTTTATCAGATGACCGGTACCGTGGCTAATCCGTCATGGTCAACGATTGGTGCCGGAGCCGCTGGTGCTACTGGTTACACTGGTTATACTGGTCCGACAGGCTATACTGGCTTTACCGGTTATACTGGTCCGGCTGGTGCTACTGGTTATACAGGTTACACTGGTCCGACTGGCTACACTGGTCCGGCTGGAGCTACTTCAGCGACTGGTGCAACTGGTCCGACTGGTCCAACTGGCTACACAGGTTTCACTGGTTATACAGGTCCGGCAGCCGCTACAGGTTATACCGGTTTCACTGGCTACACTGGTCCCGTAGGTCCGATTGGTACCACAGGTTATACTGGTTATACAGGTCCTGCTGGTGCTACTGGTTATACCGGTTTCACTGGTTACACTGGTCCGATTGGTGCAACAGGTTATACCGGTTACACTGGTCCGACAGGTTACACTGGCTTCACTGGCTATACCGGTCCAGGAAATTTCACAGGTTATACAGGCTACACAGGCTACACTGGTTATACAGGTTATACCGGTCCGACTGGAATTACCACAATTGTAAATATATTACAAACTACAGCTGGCGGTAATGCTATTGAGAATTTTTCAGCTGGAGCTTTTGCTAATGTTCTCGGCACCGATACAGTGTTCTGTCAGTTGATGAATAATGGAACAAACAATGTTTCAATTTTATCAGCAGTCACCAACGCTGGGTCTGTCGATGTAACTTTCAGCAATAACCCTGCGAACGACACAGTCCTTAGTATTTTAGTATTAAGACCTTAAGTCATAGACTATAAGTCGTAGACTTAGTTTTTCTACCTCCTACCTATTTTTGCGGATGGGTAGGAGTATAGGAAAATTAAAAGATAAAATATGCCAACACAAAAAAATATTAAAATACCTTATCCGACCGAGGGGGTTATCCGTTCAGCTCAATTAAATGATACTGTTTGTCCTGAAAATTCAGTTCAGTTGGCGGTTAATATGAACTTCGATAGGATTGGAGCGATAACAACTCGTCTAGGAGTTGCTACTTTCGCCACTACGCTTGGCGGGAGTGTTACATCTTTTGGTACTTTAAATATTCTAGGCGGTAACAAAAGACTTTTTGCTCACGTAGGGTCTGCTATATTTGTTTGGAATGGTACGACTTGGACTTCTGTTAGAGGTAGCTTGACTGGTTCAAGTAAAGCTAGATTTAGTCAATTTTTAAATAGAACTTGGATGGTCAATGGTAATGCCGGAGACGACCCGAAGACTTCTAACGGCAGCACCTTCGACACGACTGATGTTCCAGCTAGTTTACCTA